ACGTTGAACGAATGATAGCTTGCCTTGATCACCGTGGTCGTGCCGATGATCACGTCCTCGACCGTCAACTTGTCTTCGATCACCACGCCGCCAAGCGCCGCGACCCGCATGTAGCCTTGGCCCATTTCCAGCACGTAGGTCTGTTCGAGCGAATACTGGAACGGCACGAGCCGCACGCCGAGATCCTTGTAGACCGGCGCAACAAACCGCGTGCCAGGCCGCTTGGTAACGCCGCCGTACTTGAGCACGATGACGTTGCGCGCCTGCTTGAGCGCAGTGTGGTAGCTGTCCACGTCGAAGCGGGCGAGCAGTTCCTCGCTGATCTCGCCCTTGCTGAATACGGCTTGGCCGACGCGGTACGGCATCAGCGCCTCGCCCAGGATACTTCATCCACCGGATCGTGGCGGGGCTGGCGGTTCATGTCGTTGGCGATCGCATCCTGCCGCGCGTTCTCAGCCAATTGCGACAGCGGCCCGACAAGGTTGGGCTGGTTCAGCAGCGGCATCGCAAGGTCAGCGGCTAGCAGCCGGCGCAGCGCCTCACGGAACAACGGCGGCATCACGGATTCGTCGCAGGAGCCAAGCGAGTATTCCAACACCGCGTCCTGCACGTTGGTATAAAGCACGCCGTTTTCGACCACAAAGTCCAGCCACTTCGGCGGCAGCGCAGGCAGTGCATAGGGCGAACCCCAGAACGGGTAGGCGATGAACACGTCGCTGTTCGGAAGCAGCCGGATCGCCTTGGAGCAGTCGTTCGGCAGCGCATAGGCATAGGCCCACTCGACCGATCGCTCGTTGCTCTCAAGCAGCGCCAAGGTCGCGATGCGCTTGGTGAACGACCATGTGTAGTCGTCCAGCATCCGCGCAAGGGCATGGGGATAGTAGCGGTTGCACAGCTGCGCCTCGAGCGAAGCCTCACCAGCATCGGCAATCGCAGGAGCCCTGAGATCGCCCAGCGCCAGATTGCAGATGGTGAGCGAGATAGCCATGCGAGCGGGTTAGACCGCGTCTGCCTAGCCTTGAATCGAGCGGCCTATTCCTCGGTCAGCACGATCGAGATGTCGAGCAACCCACCAGCAGGCCAAGCGCCGCCGCCGAGGTTGAAGCACAGAAAGTCAGACGTGCCGCGCAGGGTCAGCGCCTGATCATTCAGCCAGCTGTATTGGAAAACGAGGCGGTCAATGCCACCGTTCGCAGCAGGCGCGATGTTGAGACGCCCACCGTCCACCGTGGCGACCAGCGTACCCACAGGCGCGGGGTTGGCAGCAAAGGACGACACCACGGCAGTTGCGGCGTTGCTGCCCGTGTCGCGCTTCTGCAGCGTCTGGACCGTTGGCGTGCCCGCAGTTGCAGCCGTCGAGCGGCGCACCAGCGTAGGCAGAATGTTCGATGCCGCCGTCGCAGTGCCGGTGATCACGATCTGCCGAACCTTGACAATCGTGGTGGCCGAGCCCTGGATCTGCAGGATGTCGGTCGGCGTTGCTGCAGGCCCGAAGCTCCCAAGGAACAGCGAGTAAGTCGCGCGCAGTGGATCGTTGTCAGCGATCTGCGCGAGACCCCCAACGCCGTCCTGCGGATCGAGCCATGCAGTGCCGTTCCACTTGTTGATGACCTTGGCGTTAGGCATCAGGCGTCTCCGTAAAGCATGGCCGCAGCGTCAGACTTCTTGCCCAGCTGCTCCATGCCGAGATCCGTGATCTGGATCGAAAGCGAAATGTCAGGGCCGGCATCGTCGCCGTCGCTCTCCAGACATTCGCTGGCGCGCACAACAATGCCGAGGCCCTTGATCGAAACCTGCGTGCCGGGGCGGATTGCCTTGGCAATGCCGAGTGCCTCGCACTGGTCCTCGTCGAGGTTGATCATCAGCCCGTAGCCGAAGCGCGAAACGCCGGGGCATTCCATCCCGTAGTCGCCTTCCTCGCGCTTCATGCTTACGAGCTTCATGATGGTCAGCCTTCGGTGGGGGCGGGCTTGCGACCCTTGGCAGCGGGCTCGTCCAGAACCTCAAGGTTCGAACCGGGCTCGCCATCAAACTCGATGATCTCGCCTTCATCCACAAGGCGGTCGTTGATGAACGATTTTTCGAGAACGCGAACGCGCATGGATATTCTCCGAAAGGGTTAGGCCGGAGCGCGAAGCCCCGGCCTGTCAGGATCAGAGGACGGCAAAGCCGACGGCGTAGGTCTTGAAGTCGGCAATCTGGTCGCCAAACTCAGCCAGCACGGTGCCGGTCGTAGGTGCGGTGCCGGTGACCGTGTAGCGTGCACCGAGGTAACGCTGGCCGGTCGAAGAGATGCGCGCGTTGCCTTCGAGGATGAAACGCTTGCCCGCAGTCAGCGAGGCAAGCGGGATTGCACCCGACGAGCCGACCACGGTGACGTTCGAAGACAGCGCGGCATCGTCTGCCTGGATGATTTCGATCGTCAGCGAGGTGAGGTTGTTGAAGGCCTGCACGATCTGCGCGCGCAGCTTGACGAGGTCGTTGCCCTCGAACAGGTCGCGCGCCTGCAGCAGATCGACCGTGTTGGTCGAAACCGCAGTCGCGGTGATCGGACCCTGCCCGGTGATGGTGGGCGAGGTAGCAGTGCCTGCGACCGTGCCCGAGACGATGAGGAAGTTGTCGAGGATCATGGGAGTGTTTCCTTCCTGTCAGCCGTTACGACACGGTCGCTTCGGTGTTGAGAAGCTGGTCGCAGCGGCGCAGCGGCACGCCCTCGAACGTCGCCCAGCTGGCAGGGGTGCCGAACTGGTTGAGGCCCTGCTCGACCGCGATCGCGTTGGCGCTCTTGTTCAGCGCCTGAATGCGGAGCATCGAGTAGACGGTGCGGTTCATGTAGAACGAAGCACGGCCAGCGTTCAGGTTCGGGATGCGGTCGAGCGCGCGGCTCATCAGCTTGATGAGGTCAGCAGCCGACGATTCCGCCACGAGGTTCGCGGTGTTGATGTTGCAGATGCGGACCACGTAGCGCCAGTCCTTGACGACCAGACCGTTCTTCCAATTGTAGAGCGAGGCCAGCGCCTGGTAGTAGTTGCCGCTCGCGTCGGTCACCGGCAGTTCGCCGAGATCGCGATGCTCAAGGCCCGCCATCGTGCCCTTCGGGAACGGACAGAACACGGTGTTCTCGCCCCACACCACGAGGTAGACCGAGGTGTTGTTGGTGGAAGCGCCGCCGCCCGAAATGACGTTCTGCGCGTTGCCGGCACCCGAGATCGCACCGTAGCGCGGCGCGAGACCGAGGTACTGGCGCGGGTCAGTTGCGGGGTTGCCGTAGAACATGGTCGAGGCCTGCGCCTGGTTCATCGCTTCGAGGAACGCGAAGTCCTCCGAAAGGCGAACGTCAGCCTTGGCGCCGTTCAGGTTGTAAAGCTCCACGTCCATGTGGCTGCGCGCTTCGAGCATACCGCAGGCTTCATCGACCTGCGCGGTCGTGCTCTTGCTGACCGGCACGCCCTGGTTGATCGAGCGCCAGTAGACAGCGGGAAGGCCGGTACGGATCACAACGCGGTGACCGGTCGGCAGGTTGCCTTGCATGAACACGGCGTCTTCAAGGATCTCGTTCGATTGCGAAAGCAGTTCAGCGACCTTGGGAATCTTACCCGACGGGTCGAGCCGCTTGGCCCAGTCCGCAAGGGTCAGCTGGCCCGAAGTGAGGGTAGCCATCTCTTAATTCTCCTGCTTGGACGGGTACAGAATATCGGCGTCGGAGCGATGACCCGCCGTCGCTACGCCGCCACGAACAAAATCGGTGTCCTCGGACACGGCCTTGCCGACCTTGACCCATGCGCGGATCATCTCGGGGTGGTTGCCGAGGCCGCTCTCATCGAGCACCGCACGCAGCGGACTGCCCTTGACGAAGCCCAGCGTGTCGAGCGCCTTCGCGGCCAGAACGATGTTGCTGTCCCACTGGTTGCCGCCAATCTCGGGATCGGACTTCGCTTCGGCGAGCCACGCGGCGCGCTGCTCAGCCACACCGGCCAGGATCTGCTGGTTGAGGCGGTCCGTGATCGAGGATGCAAACTTCTCCGCGATCGGGATCAGCTGCTGCGCCTGGTCGTTGGTAAGGCCCAGTTCCTTGAACACCGGCTCAGCCAGCGCCACAGCTTCGGGGTCCAGATCGGGCAGGCCTTCGCTTGCCTTGAGCTCGTACTTCTCGGGAACTACGGGGGCTTCAGTTTCTTCGCCCGCTTCGGCCTCGGTGTCGTCCGCTTTCGCTTCGGTCTCAGCGGCGGCAGGCTCACTTTCTTCGGGCTCAGCCGCAGCACCACCGAGCGCAGTCTCGGCGAGCCCGTCATTCGGGGTCGTCGTTTCCGCTGTCACCGTCTCCGGTGCCGAGGTCTCGATAGGGGTCGCGTCGTCTGCCAAGGGGTTTCTCCTTGGCTGCGGTTTGCGCGGCGGCGGTCAGGATTTGAATCGAGCCGAAAATCGGCAGACCATCGGGGTGTTGCTTCACCTGCACGGCCTCGATCTCGGCCAGCACTTCCAGCATCATCGCGCGGCGACCCTCGGCAAAGTCCCGGCCCACGGATGGCGACGGCGCGAAGACGCCTGCGCTGCGGATCATGCGGTAGAGGAAGGCGAGAAAGGCAGGATCGGCAGACAACCGGCGCAGATCGAGCACCTCGTCAGGCGTCATTCTGCCACCTTGTCATCCGGCCCGCGGAAGGGGCTTTTGCCCGCCGCGATGCGCTTCTTTGCGTGCGCTTCAGCCTTTTCCCAAACGCCCTCGGGCATCTTCTTGAAGAAGTCAGGGTTGCGCTCAAGGTTGGGGTCGTTGGTCATCAGGTAGCGCAGTTCGTCCTTGGACAAACCGGGCACCATGAGCGGGACTTCAGTCTCTTTGCCGTTGATCGTGATGCCGGCCGAGATTTCGCTCGACACGCCGCCATCAGGACGCTTGCGCACACCAAGCCAACCATCACCCTTATCGCTGCCGTCCACGCGCTTGTCCCATTGGGATCGGTCGGGGTTCTTCACCACCGGATAGGCCGCATAAGGATCAAGCGCCTGCGTTGCTGCCATCGAAGTCGCACTTGGCGCGCTGGATGGGTTCGACGTACACATCAGAGGCTCGGGCTCGCACCCTGACCCAGCTTCGCCACGTTGAGCAGCGCCTGCGTGCCGTCCTTGGCCGGCTGCGCCATCTGCGCGGCCTGCGCCATCTGCTGCTGCTGCGCGCGGGTCTGCCGGATCTGCTGGACCTCGCTGTCGCTGCGGATCATGCGAGGCGGCGCACCGGCCCGGTCAGCGTATTCGTCGATCGCCTCATCGACGTTGAGCTTGTCGAGCGCCTCGGGGTTGGCACCGGCCGCAGACACGATGAACCCGACCGTGCGCTCCAGTTGCCCGATACCCAGCATCCGCTGCATCTGCGCAAGGACCGAGACGTAATCGACCTTGATCGGCTTGCCCTGCAGACCTTCCGGTGCAGGCGGGAACATCCCCTTGCGCGCCATGATGCCGAACGTGCGGTCGATTACCTTTTCCAGCTGCTCGACGTTCACGCGCTCGATCACCGGGCCAAGCTGCGTGAGCTTCTCCTCGTTGCGGCTCGCGATCTCTTCCATGTTGCGGGGCTGGATGCCCTGCATGTTGGTGATCGCCATGAACAGGTCGGCATAGGTCAGCGCGTCGATCGTCTGCGTCACGCGCTGCATGTCCTGCAGGATCGCCTCGACAGCCTGATACGGCATCTCGTAAGGCACCACCACGCGCTGC